AGTCTTTAAATAAACTACTTCTAAGGTTAAAGGATTTTTGCGAATTCAACTTCGTTTGTGTTTCCATCTTTTAAACCCCCATTTTTAAGCTGTTTAGTTATCTCATTAACTTTATCTTTTGATTTAGATATGTCTTTTAAGACAGGATCGTTAATCTCGCCAACAAGGTTTAATTCTTCAGGTTTTGTCTGCCCATTGTGATACAACTGTAAACCTAGACCAAAAAGTGCCATTGTTTTAACCATACATCTTTGCATGTTGTCTTGAATGTCATCTGCTCTAGGATTTTCTATTGCATTGTAACTATTATCATAGACAGGCAACCAACCCTCCTTGTACAGTTCTCCGATCTCTACACGACATCTTAATATCATTGTTCCATTGTCATAAGTAAATGGCTCTAACCATTTTACTTGAACTTCAGGATAATAATGATTGAAGATATGCCAAGCATAATGCCATTTAAGATAGGTATAATTTCCACTCTTTGTTTTGATCTGTTCTGTTTTACCTGTAACATCTATCTTAGATAAGGTTTCAAATACCGATTTATAACTTAATTTTTCCATATTTCACTCCAAATGTTTTATGTATAAGATATTACAGGAATATTTTGATAATGTAAAGAGAAATATATTTTTATTAATTTGCCTATATAATTAATTTGCCTATATATATGTATATAAATAATATATAATTAAAAACAAAAACAAGGGCAAAGAAATATATATTAATAAATATATATAAAGAAAAAATTCTTTTTTATCATATTTCTTTACCATTGTATATAATTATTTGGAGAATCAGATGAAAATAAAATTAAATGAAGAAAGTTTAGAGAAATTAATTATCGACATGAGGGAAAATGCCAAGAAACTTGGAGAAACTACCAAGAACTTGGATCTCCTGGAAGAAAAACGTAAGGAGTTAATCTATAGAGCCTACTTAGAGGTCGAAAAAGGTACTGAAATGACTAAAAAAGCTATTGCTAGTACCAATCCAAAGGTTGTAGAGATAAATGCTCAAATATCGGCTCTAAAAGGAGATGAACAAGAACTCAGGTGGCTACTTAGAATCTACAATATCCAAGCTGATCTTTGGCGATCCCTCAATTCCTCAAAAACTCAAGAACACAAAATGTATAATTCTTATTCCTGATCTATATTAGAATATGCTAATACTTGTAAGTTATTGATTTATATATAAAAAATAAAGTTCTTGACAACAATAAAATATTTTTTTATAATAAATTATCCCAACAATTAAGTTGGAATGAGGATATTAATATGAAAATTATAAATAAAAAAGAATGTTATCATTTAAATGATATTTTAGATGATGACTTTTTTAATATGAGAGAAAATAGACTTATACCTTTATCTCAAAGAGGTGGATTTGGTGAAAAAATTGATAGAGTCGAATTAGCAGAATATATGATTGAGTTAACTAATTCAGCACTTGTGAATTTAGCCTACAATGCACAAGAGAAAGGAGTGAGATTACCTATACCTATTTTGTCTTTGGATATTAAGCCTGATGAACTTAGTGATCAAGAAGGTCAATGGACTTATTATGAGTTAAAAGTAAAAGTTGGCAATATAAGCGATCATTGGGATTCTTTTGATAAAGGAATTGTATCTGAAGATGATTAACCTAAAATAAAAACAGGAGTGGGTATCTCCTTAAACCTACCCAATAATTAACAAAACAACGAGGAAACTATGAAATATAAATTAAATAAATACCAACGACCTGGTTATTCAGGCAACGCTGAATGGGAGCAAATGGTAATCAATCCAAAAGGTTTTGGAAAACACATTTTGCTAGAATTAAGTCGAGAAGAAAAGATTACATTGGACATAAGTTATAACTCAAAAGATAAAACTTATCGTGGTGTAATACTTGAGGGCGAAGATGAACTTTGTAATCTCAAATTGGAAGTAAAGTTTGATTACTTGAGCCTTTCTGATACTGCTTTAAGTAATCTAGGTTTAACTTACGAAGATTAACCTAAAATAAAAGCAAGAGAAAGAACACCTATAATTAATTTTATAGGTGTTTTTTTTTGCTCTTATGTTAATTTTTTTGTATAACTACCCACAAAAAACAAAAAGAATGTACGAGAAAGCGAATATAAAACACAAAAAAACAGATTGACTACAGATTTTCCATAACTTAAGATTAATAAAACTATGGAGAATAATTATGTTAGATAACTTAACTGATGAACAGCAACAAGAGTTTGTTGAAAAGTCGATCCAGGAAGAAACAGAAACTTTGGTTAGACTAAACAGGGAACTTACCACAAGCCAAAACTTATTGAAGTCTATTGATGATTACATCATAGCTCATAAAGATAGCAACCGAATAAACCAAGATACTAGACTCGCATTGATTAACATTAAGTCTGATCTCAAATGCGATATTCATGGTTTACAAGAAACGATAGCAAAAATATAGGAGAAAGTAATGGAAAAGCAAAGCCAAGCACAAATGATATTTGATAAACTGTTACAGGGTAAAGAGTTAACAGTTTTAGATATGTCGCAAAGACCAATCTCTACCATGTATGGAGCTAGAAGAATATTAGATTTGAAAGAGTCAGGTGTTCCAATCCAAGATGAATGGGTAGAGTTACCAAACAATAAGAAAGTTAAGAAATACTTTTTAGCTGCAAAAGATATTAAAAAAATTAAAAGGAAGTTAAATGCTAGTAGCAGTAGTTAGGTTTCAAGAAAGCCATGAGTTAGTTGGGTTATTTGTTTATACAAGTATGTCGGATTTCTTTTGGTTGGTAGATGAATGTTGCGATCCTTATGAATGTGAGTATCTAAACATAGAATATGGTGGGGTTTTTTTCCCAAAGAAAGCTGATAAATTATTAACCGACAGCGATTCTTCAGATTATGACTATGTTACACTTTTAAACCAAAAAGGAGATAGTCTTCGTGGAGATGACATGACAGCAGAATTAACGTGCAACTTACAACCCATTAATGACTCTATCGTTGAGTTAAGTGGTTGGCATGACTTTGAATACTTTAGGAAAAACAATGGCAAAAAAACCAAACAAAGAAACTAGAGAACATTATAAAAAATTAGTTGATTTTGGTTGCGTGGTTTGTGAACGAGAATATGGTGTATACTCCACCCCTTGTATACATCATGTTACTGGGGCAGGTATGGGTAAAAAAAGTATTCATGCCTTGCCTTTGTGTCATACCCATCATCAGGGATCTGAGGGAATACATCACTTAGGCAACAAAGTTTGGGAAGAAAAATATGGTAGTCAAGAAGAACTACTACAATACATAAAGGAGAGGATATGACTTGGGATTACAGGGCAGAATGGAAAAGGAGATTAAACAAGATTATAAAATATCTAAAAGAAAAAGAAGTAAAAGTTATGAGGGTTGATTCTCACTCTTATACTGTGGATTTGATTTGTTCTTATAACAGAAAGATCACTCTTTTAAAATTAATTACTGATAAAGAAAACCAATATACGTTAGAAATGGATATTTTAACTAAAAGATTTAGCCCAAACTACCATGTTATTAGTAATTTAAAACAAGCATTAGAGGTACTCTTGGGAGATGGAACTATTAAAACAAAAGATCCAACAAAAAGTCTACACAAACACATGGAAAAAATAACTGTAGCTGAAACGACTAAAAAAGATATAGCATTTAATAAATTTATACAATGGAGGAGAGCATGATAGAGATAGAAGATAATCTACCAGTTAGAGGTAGTAGCAAATATTCTGAGTATTTTGATGTATTATATAATATGAAGTCAGGACAAAGTTTCTTGGTAGATGATTACAAAGTAGTTGATGCAGTCAGGCACAGGGCTTGGGAAGAAAAAATACCTTTATCTTTTAGGCAAGTAAAAGAAATTGGTAAGCCACTACAGTATCGTATTTGGAGAAAATAATGGAGAAAAAATTTATGAATGCAAATGAAAAAAGAAAATTGAAATACACACAAGTAGTAGTAACACATGAAGTAAAGAGTATGCTAGAAGCTATTACTAAAGAAACATTTAGAAGTGGTTCAGGTGAGGTAGCGTTCTTAGTCACCCAAGCGTACAAGAAATTACAAGAATGAAACTAGATTTACTTACCATTTTACTACCGAAGTCATTAGATATGGGTAGTATTGGGAGTGGCAAGTCGCATGACTCGATAACACCACAAGAAGTATCTACTATACTATCCTATGCTAATCTTGTTAAAGCCGAGCTTAATATATTAATGGGAAAGTATTTAGAAGATGAATCAGCAACACATGATTTGATTAAATACGCTGAGTCTTGTATCGAAATGGAAGATAAAAAACTCGTCAAAAAGATAGCACATACAGCAGTAATAGAATTATTTACCGATACTACTTGTTTCTTTTGTAATGGAACAGGACAGATGGTGTTTCAAGATAGTGTAGATAAGTGTTTACATTGTCATGATGGGATATTTGTGTGGTCAGACTTTTCAAGGTCGGCTATTATGGGATTAAAAAAAGGAGTGTATATGAAAATTAAAAAAGATTATAAAGAACTAATAAAACATTTAATAGAGGTAGAGCAATCTGCATTAGAAAAACTGGGGGATTCATGAGTAGAATAAATAAAACCAAAAGAGAATTTTTAAGAGAGAATGAAATTACAGGTATGTTTACAAGAGATCAGATAAAACTTTTAGAAAGACATGATACAGGAGATGATCCTTATAGTAGTGGTCAGTATCCCTGGTGTTGTTCTAATGCTTTAAAACTATTTCTTGTAGAAAAAGGAGATGATTACATAGAAAAACAAGAGATGCTTGTAAAGGAAAGAAGAAAAGAATATACCCAAAGGGCTTTTAATAAAATAGTTAGAGAACTAAACACTATAAGTACTATGTCTGATTTAAAAAACTGGGGGAATACTTTTGCTCAAGAATATGTTAGAGATATACCTGAGTTTAGAGATGAGCTTGGGCAAGAATACAAAAGAAAACTTAGTGAATTAGGTGATACATGAAAAACAATTACTATTTGTATCGCTGTACAGTGGTCTTTAGTGGTTGCACTAAAGCAACCGATGAAAAAGATGCAATAAGGAAAGTAGTTGCCGAGTCTAAGAGATTACCTGAAACAGTTTCTTTTAAAGAGTCTGAGGTCAAGGTCAGGAAACTACAAAAAAAACCTGAAAAAGGATTATATCATGATACAAAATATGATTGGTGATGAGTTATTAAAAATAGATGGGTTTGATGATGCCATAATAGGTGTTGAAGAATCTGTTGAGCAGAAATTAATTTATGATATTGATAAGATTGCTAAAATATTAACAACAAGAGATCAAATGTCATATGAAGATGCCTACGAATATATTTCGTTTAATATCACTTCTGCTTATATGGGTGAAAAAACTCCAATACTGGTAAAAACAGGCAAATTAGAAGATTTTATTTAAAATCGGCTTCCATATATACCCCAAAAATCCATTTTTATGGGTGTCCATAGGCAACCAGTCATGCCTAATTTACAACACGCTTCTCGGTATCAATTTGCTCGTTAGAATCAATTTGATCTGATTCTTCTTTCATTTCTGCATATCCTTTCATCTTTGGAGCAAAGTTAGGGATAGTTTGCATTAAAGTGTTTAATTCAGCTATCAACTCATCATCAGATTTTTGATTGGTGTTATCTACATTTAGATTAATAGTTTGTTGCGAGAAGTTTCCAAGCTCAAGAATCAACTTAGCTGTATTTAATCTAACAGCATCTTGTTCTGATCTTAATAGATCCTGTAACACTGATATAGCCATGCCTGAAGTTGAGGTTATTCTCTCCTCATTCTTTTCTCTTATCTCTTTTGTATATTTCTTTTTAAGATAAGCTCCTTGCTGTCTTGGGCTTTTATCTTTAGACCAACCAGCTTTAATGGCAGACTGAGTTGCATTACCAGCAGTATCTCCCTCGCAAAAAGCATCTATAAAGGCTTGTTCTTTTTCTTTATCTATTTTCTTAGGCATTTTTTTTCTCCAACCAAGATTGAATTGTGCCTGTTATATCAAAATCAGGCGTGTATGGGATTACTAAATCTTCACGATGTTTAATCCACGATTTATCTAAAACTAATGAACCATCAATATCAGTTCCCTCATTATCTCCTGTCATATGAGATACGATTGTAATTGTTTCATCATTTTCTTCTACAACAAATCCTACAGAAACACATTCAGCTAATTCTGTTTCTAGTTCATTGATATCTGTCCACCCTTGAGTAGGCGTTACAGCATCTTTCCAATGTAATAGAACAAGTTTAGTTGTCATTTTAGTTTCCTTAGAAATGTTAAGTATTCTGCTCCTTCCTCAACTTCCCAAAATATCTTAATAAAATCAGGGTGTGTGTCAGGTAATCTTGTATTAAATACTGCTACTGCACAGGGCGACATCATTTTATTGGGTAGGTTTAACATCTTAGCAAAGTTGTCATATTTTTTATATGAGCCTACTTGTACGCAGTGCATAACGATTTCAGAATCAGCATCTTTAACTGGCAGATAGCCACTAACATGAGTGTGACCTGCCATTAATAAATGATCTCTTGAATTGAATAGGGCGTGTTTAACAATACCATGAGCTGTATTATACATACTGTGTCCTTTAAAATTATGTGAACAATTTACTCTTATATTGTGTTTAGGTAGTTTTAGTTTGACTCTAATATTGTGGGGTTGGTAAGTTGTTTTAAGTGGTCTTGTAATCCATTTTAAAGGATCACCATCTCCACTCCACATGTCATGGTTTCCAGCTACAATAAATAACCAGTTAGTGTATTTAACTAACCATTCGGTTAATTGCCAGGCTTGTTCTGCTTAAGTAGTTTGCTGTGCCCAAAGACCTTCTAGTTTAGTTCTTCTAGCCCAGTTGTTTTGTAAATCGCCTACATTACAAGCATACATACCATCGGTTTCATTAACACAGTTTAAGTGTCTAATTACCGAAGGCATATCACAACCATCATCATCAATGTGAGGGTCGCCCATAATATACAAGCCAATAGGTTTATCATCATTTATTTTTATGTTTAAAAACTTTTCGTTATTTTCTCTATTTTCTTTTCTGTTAAAAGTGTCAACTCTTAGCTTAACTAAATCTTCTGTTGCTATTTCCTCATCAGTAAAATCATTTTGCAATTCAAATCTTTTAGTTACTTTAGGTTTGTTTGTTTTTTTACCACAATCTCTACACTCATATCTTTGTGGTGTGCCAACAATGTGTTTATCTTTTCCTCGTTTTATAATGTGGG